GTTACTTTGAATTTTGAAACATTTATAAATGGTCAAAAAACTTTTACAGGCAAACAATATATGAGTAATACAATTACAATTGATAATGCCAATGATTATATATTAACGTTAAGTAATAAAAATAATCTCGGCTCTTCAACTTCAAGAATGTTTTTGTTTGATTATATGCATGGTGCGGCGACATCTGTTTCAAATATGAGAACTAATTCTAAACGAATAATTGAATCTTTATGTTATGATTATAAAAACATATTTTTAAAACAGACCACAGATTTACAAATAAGTAATGGTAAAAAATCTTTGTTATTCGCGCCAAAAATTCCGCATCCTTATTTGAACATGTTTTTTACAAGCGCTTCAACTTAATTAGAAATTAAACATTATAAAATAATAATAAAATATGTCTGATCTATTTTTATTAAGAAATACCGAAATAATAGATTTATTTGAGATCAAGATAAATGACTATGAAGGATATTTACGTTTTCATGGTTCTAAGAATTTTAATAAAGACATAGTTTTCAAGGGTCAAGCATATCTTTTTATACCTTCTGAAATATCAAATTTAGAATATAATTCTGAAGGAAAACAAAATCGCCCAACTTTATTGATATCGAATATTAATAATTTCATAACTAATTTCATAAAAGATAGAAACGATCTTTTAGGTTGCAGATTTTTTAGAAAAAAGATTTTGGCAAAAGATCTTGATGATATAAATTTTGGAGGATCTAATAAAAATACTTTAGGTCAAAATACTTTTACATCTTTTATCTCTAATGATACGTTTATAATTCAAAAAAAGAATTACGAACAAAAAGAAAAAGTAGAATTTGTATTAGCTAATATTCTAGATATAGATGGATTAACCGTTCCAACTAGAAAGGTTTATAATGATTCTTGTCAATGGCAATACAGAGGATGTGGATGTAATTATGGAAAAATAAATGGATATAATGGCCCATCAGTAGCTATTGGGTCTTATACATATACAGATTTAGCTGTAGTTAATAGTGATTATAGCTTAGGAGCAAATCTTGTTGGATGGTTTAAGCCTAATGATTCAGCAAATCCTTCAGTGCAAACTTTTAGCGGCACTGTTACTGTCCAAGAATATCCAAATAATAAACCTAATCTTGTTTTTGATAAATTAACAGCATGGGCGACTGCTGCTGGTTCGGCAACTATAACAATAGCTAATAGTCCTAAAAAATATGTAAATGTTAATAGATTAGGGAATCAAACTGGAATTCTATTTACTCAAAATTGGCCTTCTAATACTTGGGACACAATGCAAATAAATTTAGATTTCCAGACAACCCCTCAAAATTGTACTATTTTTTATGTTTCTGAAATGGTTAATAAGGTTTTTAAAACTAAAAGAAACAACGATGGTTTATGCAGTAATGGTGGTGTCCCAAGAAGAGGGCTGACAACAAATGCGGGAAGTGGTAATAATTTTCTATTAGGCTATCATAATTATTATGAAGACGTTTTATACATTAATAAATGGGTTACTCCGCAAAATTCAATAGCTGCATGTCCATATATAAATACGCCAAGAGTTTATGGAGCAGTTTTACCAACTTCTACTAGCGAAAAAACAATCTTTTATAGAGATGGTAATAAAATAACTGAGCAAACTGGCTTCGCTGGTAAACCTAAGAATTTTGGAATAAATTTACTCAATGGTGAACAAAGCGAAATTGTTGTTTACGAAGTGATAGTATATAATACTCTTTTAACTAACGATCAGGTTAAGGCGGTCAGTTCCTATTTAGCTTCAAAATACAAAACTCCAATTTCTTATAATATAATCAAAACAATAAATAAACAGAGTTCTGAATATTTTATTGGTTATGATGATGGTAATTTAGGCGTTCCAATGGCTGATGAAAATAATAAAATATTTTTAAAAAATCAGGCTTCCACATTTGTTGGCTATGAATCATATGAATTAACTAATATAGTTTATAAAGGAGATTATGATAATACAGTTGCCTATACAAAAGGAGATTTTGTAAAAATAGATCCATCATTAGATTATGATTTCAATGAAAAAGCTATTTTTAATAATTTAGAAATGCCGTCTAAATTCTTTGTTTGTATTGGACCGGAAGCTAGTGGGCAGCACCCTTTTTCGTATACAAATATTTGGAAAGAAGATAAATGCTCTAAAAATTTAAATGGATGTTCTTTAAGATTCAAAGATCCAAATATAAATGTTCCATTTGGTGGTTTTCCCGGTACAATTGGTTATGACTATAGACTTCCCGGTTAAAGGTGAGATTTTAGATCTTTTAATATCTAAAGCTACAGATTCAATTAATGAAATCTGCGGTTTTCTAATTAAACATGATGACCTATACGATGTATTTGTCGAATGTGATAATATTCATCCAGATGCTCAAAATTATTTTTTAATTTCTCCAAAACAATGTATTTTTGATGGTGATCCTATATTGTTCCATAGTCATCCTAAACATTCAGATTTGATAGGATTTTCAGATTGGGATTTAGAGAATCAAAAATACTTCGATCTAAAAATGCTAGTCTATAGTGTAAAGAATAATAAGTTTTATTATAAATCAATATGATCGACATAACATTACATGGAATTCTAGGTAAAAAGCTAGGAAAGAATTGGCGATTGAATGTCGATTCTGTTTATGAAATATTTGAAGCAGTTGAAGCTAACAATCAAAAAATAAATAAATATTTTTCTGATTTTAAAAAATTTGTTACTCATTTTGTGGTCTATATTGATGGTAAAATTTTGCCAGCGCATCTTTTAAAAAGTAAAATATTAGAAAATGGCAGTAAAGTCGAAATAGTTCCAATTATTCAAGGAAGTGGAATTGAATTGATAATAATTGGTATATTATTAATTGTTCTTTCTATTATTTTGGCGGTTGTTTTGAGTCCAAAATCCCCAAAAGACGTAAAAACTAATTCTACAGTTTTAGGGGGAGTAAGAAACGTTTTAAATAGAAACATACCAGTTCCGATTGGTTATGGAAGATTAAGAATAGGTAGTGCAGTAATATCTAATATGATTTCTATTTCTCCAATACCTGCAAATTCAGCCTATAATGCTGGAGGAATCTTATCTTCTATATCTAACAATCCTAATTTAGCTCAAAAAATTAATTAATATATGACTGAAAAACCATTTTTTGTTAATGAAGTTTCTTCAAGTGTTTTAAAAGCTTTCGAATACGCAAATAAAGATTCAGAAGGTAAAATAGAATCTGATGAAAGATTAATTTGCACGGATTTAGTATGTGAGGGTCCTATTGAAGGTCTTGTAGATAAACAGGGTAATCTTCTCAAATATATTTCTGATACGAATAATACTCAGATAGAAAATATTATTTTAGGACGAGGGGTATATTATAATGATGTGCCTTTAATAGATGATAAGTTAGATAAGTTCAATTTTGTAACACTTGGATTCGATATAAGATATGGCGAAGAATTTAATAATTATTCTTATGAGGTTCCATCGACTGTTCATAGGTATTCACAAAAAGTATATTTAAATGATTCGGAAAGTTTCGAAAAAAGTTTATCTTCAGATGCGTTATATAAACCAAATGGTATTTATTGTTTTAAAAACGTGTTCGTTAATGGAAAGGCTCAACCTCAAGAAATAAAATCAGAATCAACTGATAATGCATTTGCAAAAGAAATAAGTAAAAAATATTCATCTAATTTATCAGATTTGGTAGCTTTGATGGATTCAGCAAAAGCTAATTGTCAAGAATTTAATCATAAAATTATAAATAAATATTGCGATCAAATAAACATCCAATTGAGAGCAGACCAGTTATTTAGAACAGAAAATGGTAACGTTAAAATAAATACTATCTACGTTGGTATAGAAATCAGCGAGGATAATAGTGCAAATAGATTTTTTACTATATTAGCTTTGTCTGGAGTTTCTAAATCAGGATATGTTATAGATGTGCCAATCAATTTGAATCTTGATTCAGTAAATAAAAATTCTTATTATGTTAAAATATTTGCTTTATCTGCAAAGATATCTCCAACAAATGGCACTATTTTTAAAGATTTAAGTGTTGCGGCTATAGTGGAAAAAATAATTACAAGAGGTAATTTCGCTTATCCATTTAGTTCTATAGTAAGATCGGCGGTAAGTTCAAGACATTTTAATCAAGATCCAAATAGAACTTTTGATTTAAAAATGCTGAAGATTAAAACTCCTAAGAATTATGATTCAGAAGCGCATGAATATTTTGGAGATTGGGATGGAAACTTTGATTCATTTTTAAGATGGACAGATAATCCAGCTTGGATTTTCTATGATATTTGCACTAACACAAGGTATGGCGTTGGCAATGGAAAAATTTACGATAAAGACTTAAATAAATGGGAATTATATAAGATATCTAAATATTGTGATGAATTAGTAAGAGTTACAAGTCCTCACGCTTATGCGGAAGACTTTTTTCAAATCAGTTCTGAAAATAAAAATAATATTCTTATCAAAAAAACTTCTTCTGATTCTAATGTTAGAAGTTTAGATGAATTCAGAAAACAGTATCCACCTGTGGTTGGTAATAGCTCATACGCGAGCGCGAACGGTGGTTTGCATAATTCTATAATTTATCTTTATAATCTAAAGAATGATGATGGTTCTATAGATAAAAATTATAAGAAAATAATATGGGCAGTCGATGAAATCGGAATAGATGATAATGGAAAAGAGATTTCGGTTCCAGAAGGTCAAGGATCATTTTTTAGAATACAACTGATGAATGATTTTGGTCCTCGAAAAGCTTTTGAAAATGCTGGAGCCGCAACAATGTTGGCAGATTTTACTAAAGAAAAGGTATTGCCTATTAATAATAATTCTAATATAAAAGAAAGAATCGCTAAAAATAAAGACAATACGGAATCTGGCGCAAAATCTTATATTTTATCGTGGTACGCTAATCATATCAATGATTCTGATGGATTTTCAGCGTCTATAATAAATAAGAATTGCTTCTCTGAAGATATTTTTGTAGGAGATGTTGTTGGCACTTGTTTGCCAAGAACTCAGTATTTTAGAGATCCGTTAGAGCCTAGATTCAGTTGTAATGTTCTTATAGATAATGAAACAGAATGTTTAAAAATATTAAATGATCTAGCTTCTGTGTTTCGCGGTTTAACATATTATAAAAATAATTTTATAACAGCAACCATAGATGTTGAAAAACCTGTCTCTTATTTATTTAACAATACGAATGTAAAAAATGGTGCATTTGTTTATTCTAGTGGAAGCATTGATGGTAACTATACTGTTGCAAAGGTGATGTTCAGAGATAAATATGAGAATTATGATCAACAAGTTGAAATAGTTGAGGATTCTTTGTTAATGAAACAATATGGAATAGTAACTAAAGAAATCTTAGGTTTTGGAATCACTTCTAGAGATCAAGCAAGAAGAATTGGTCAGTGGTTATTAACAACTAATCGTTTTGAAAATCAAACCGTAACTTTTGCCACGGATCTTCAAGGTATTATTTTAAAACCCAGTGATGTGATTCAAATAGAAGATCAAAATAAAAATGATTCAATTTTACAAGGAAGAGTTACTGAAGTAAATATAGATCAAAAATATATTGTTATAGATAGAAAATTAAACCTGAATTCAACTGGTCAAGTCATTAAATTTATTGCTGATCTTAGTAATAAAACTATAGAAATATTAAATTCTCAATCAAGAGTAAGCGACTCTGATATTGCAGAGTTAAATCGCGGCGATATTATAGAATTAAAAATTGATCGCATAGAAAATAATACAAATAGAGTATATATAGATCAAACGTATAATTTTACTGATTTTAATAAAATTATATCTTCAACACCTTTTATAATTGAAAATTCAAGCAGCAATTCATCAATAAATCTATATAAGATTATTTCTATAAGTGAAACAGATAATAATGAATATGCAATTTTTTGTATAAAGCATGATCCAGCGAAGTATGAGGTTTTAAAAAATAACAGTTTCTCAGATACAACAACATTTGTCGATAACACTATAGCTTATGCAGATTCAGATGTTCTGAAAGAGGTGGATTTATCAGGTTTATACACTGTAGTTAGTGGAGTAAAAACTGCTGATTATTATGGAATTTCACCATA